ATACTACCAGAATGGATGCTATCCAAACAGACATTGATGCTAATGAGGTATCTCTATCTGCTTTATCAAGAGCCATTTCAGATCTAATTGAAGCTCTATCAGTTGTTGCAGTAGAATGACTATTATCAGATGATACCTCATTAGCATCAATGTCTGTTTGGATAGCATCCATTCTGGTAGTATCAACTGATACTTGGACTGCAATAGAAGTATCTCTATCAGTCTCATTAGAAGCCATTTCGGTTCTAATCGCAGCACGATCAGTTGTTGCAGCAGAATGACTATTATCTGAATCTAATTCATTAGCATCGATGTCTGATTGGATGTTATCCATTCTAGTAGTATCGACTGATACTTGAGTAGCAACACTTGCATCTCTAGCAGTTTCATTAGAAGCCATTTCGGTTCTAATTGAAGCTCTATCAGTTGTTGCAGCGGTATGGCTATTATCTGAATCTAATTCATTTTGGTCTATATCTGATTGAAGCGTATTCTGTATACTAGTAACAAAATCTTGAGTTGCTGCTTGAATACCACCAATAGTAACTGAAGCAAATTCAGGAGAATCCGTAGCACCTACATCAATATCTACTATATGTTGAGAACCATCAGATGTTGAAATTGTTAGAACACCTGTTGCTTGATTGTATGTTACACTATCAACACCTGCAACCGCAGTTGTTCCAGCTTGAGTAATTCTACCTTTAGTATCGATTGTAAGTACTGGCACTTCACTTGCTGAACCATAATTGCCAGAAGTAACACCAGAATCAGCGTGAGTGATATTAATATCAGTGTCACTCAGGTCTGTCATAGTAGCAGTACCTGTGGCATCACCACTGATAGATAGTACTGGATCATTAACATTAACGTCAATCTTACCTGCTACATCATCGTAAGTAACATCAAGCCCTGACTCGTTGTTACCACCTTCAAACATAGCTCCTAAAACATCTTGCAGATCTTCAGTTTCTGTCTTTAACCAGGCTAAATTATTCCAAGTGGAGACTCCATCACCAACTTTAAATTGTTTCTTATCTGTATCGAAACCCAATTCTGCTAAATCCAATACTGGATTATTGTTAGCCCAAACTGAGGTTGCGTCTCTTCTAAACTGAATTTTAATAGCCATTTATAAGTCTCTTCTTATTTTAGTTTAAGTCAAAGGTAATTGTTGCATCACCATTATCATCCGAGTCACCACCATCTAAAGTAAACTGCTTAGCAGCTGGTGTCTCCCATGATATAGTACTTCCATTTGTTGTTAACACCATACCGCTGTTGGAAGCTGATTGCTCTGGTATCACTCCGGAAGCAGCAGAAGCTCCAACCTCGAATATATCACCACCACTATCTTTTGAGTATAATATACGGTCAGATACGTTTATAGCAAACTCACCTTGTTCTATATATGCTGGACTGTTGGGATCAGTTGACGGTTTCCTTCCAGGAATCGACGTCTGTTTGATTTTAAATTTTGTTCCAGCCATATATTTCTAATTCTTTATAGTTATTTATAGTTATTTAAATACACAGAGGCAACTATTAATCTTCTGTGTATTCACGTCAACTTCTAATTAGAAGGTTCCGCCATCAATAATGTTTGACGCAACAGGAACACCTGATGAATTAAACTTAATAATGTAATCTTCTGGATTTGAAACTCCAGCCATATCGATAAAGTGTACAGCAGTTCCTGATCCGTTAGATATCATGATAGCATCTGGAGTGAAACTACTCAATCCAGTACCACCAGATGTTACAGGAACATCATTATCAAACGTAACATTACCATTGACTGTCAAGTCAGTTGTGATCTGAACAGTACCTGTTATCGTAGTGTTGCCACCAGCAGGAGTAACAGTTAGATCACCAGTTTTAGTAGTAATCGTATTGTCTTTAACAACTAAGTTTCCAGTAGCACCAGTTTCTAAAGTTCCTCTTAGGAATAAGTTAGAGAATTGTGCATCACCCCAAGGCGCATCATAATCTTCATCATCAACTCCAGCAACTTTCGTTACATCAGGTTTGAATGAGAATCTATTGGTAGCGTTATCAAAACCAAAGAAACCAGTTTTAACATCAGTGCCATCACCATAGTCGAAATTAACACCACGGTCAATTAAGTCTACTGCAGGTAAAGAACCATCACCAACTTTAATAACTGGATCATTTAATGTCGTTACTGTTGACTCGATCGTAGTAGTAGTTCCGTTAACAGTTAAGTTACCGTCTATTACTGCATTGCCACCAACATTTAAGTTGTCTGTAATATCTACATCACCTGATAATACATCAATACCAGCGTTGAAGTCAGCATCTACATTTACATTTAACTTAGTAGTTACATTTAATGTTCCTACGTTAGCCGTACCTGTGTTAGCTGTTGTAATGTTAGCAATCGGAGTTGTAATCTGATCAGTTACATATACACCTAACTTTGTTACTGTTAACTCTTCTGTGCCAGCTGCAATAAATCTTAGAGTGTCATCATCTAACGATGAGTATCCTAATTGATCTCCTACTTCAGCTGTGATGTACGTATCTTGATCGATATCAACTACACCACCTAATCCAGTCCAAGCACCGCCAGCAACACCTTCAAATCTTCCGTCAGTTGTGTTGTATCTAATTGCAGCATTGCCTAAGAATGAAGCACTAGGTCTAGTTCCTTCAGAACCCATTGGAATGATTAATGCTGTATCACTATCTACAGTTACAACTCCAGTTCCATTAGGAGTTATAGTAAGACTTCCATCATTATCAATTGATGAAATAGTATTACCATTGATTCTAACATTATCAATATCTGCGATACCGTTTAACGTTAATGTAGTACCATTGAATGTAAAGTTAGCAGAGTCTTCAATCTCACCACCGATTCCAGCAATAACAACTCTATTATCAGTTAAGTCTTCAACCTTTAATGTTGCAATGGTAGCTGAAGTATCAACATCCAATGAACCAGTTATATGATTGTCACCGTTTAAGTATAACGTTGCTCCGTTATATGTTAGGTCAGCAGAGTCTTCAATCTCACCACCAGCACCAACGAATACCATACGGTCATTTGTTAAGTCCTGGACATTTAATGAATCAACAGTTAGTTGAGCATCAATGTTAGTATCACCACCAATTTGTACTGTACCTGAAGTAGTTGTGTTACCGTTTACAGATAATAAAGTACCATCAAACGTGAAGTTAGCTGAATCCTCAATCTCTCCAGAAGGACCTGAAATAACAACACGATTGTTAGTTAAGTCAGTAACAGCTAATGAAGCAATAGTTGTTTGTGAATCAATAGCAACTGTACCACCAAAGTAACCAGTACCAGATGTAGTAGTATTACCAGTAACAGCTAATGTAGTACCATTGAATGTAAAGTTAGCAGAGTCTTCGATCTCTCCAGAAGGACCAACAATAACAACACGGTTATCAGTTAAGTCTTCTACGTTTAAAGAAGCAACAGTTGTCTGTGAATCTATGTTTACAGTACCTGTAATCTGTGCATTAGCATTAAGGTATAACTCAAGGCCATCAAATGTTAAGTTAGCTGAATCCTCTAACTCACCACCAGCACCAACAAATACCATACGATCATTTGTTAAGTCTTCAACGTTAAGAGAAGCTAGTGTAGATTGGCCATCAACATGTAAAGTACCATTAACAAGAGAATTACCAGTTGTTGTTGTGTTACCGTTTACAGTTAATAATGTGCCATCGAACGTGAAGTTAGCAGAGTCTTCGATCTCGCCTGCGATACCAACAATAACAACTCTGTTATTAGTTAGATCTTCAACGTTTAAAGAAGCTAAAGTCGTTTGACCTTCAATATCTATTGTACCAGATACTGTTAAGTTGCCAACAATATTAGTACTAGCTTGAACATTTAAATCACCACTACCATTAGGATCTAGTAATAAATCACCATTAGTGTTGGTTGTTGTAATAGCATTACCATCAATAGTAATGTTATCAATATTGATTAAATCAATCTTATTATCAGAACCTGTGATAATTGCGTGATTCGCAATAGTTTTACCAAAGTCTGTTGCTGATGCTTTTAATTGATCGGTATAGAACTTACCACCGATTGCAATTGGATCGATAACTCCACCGTTATCCCATCCTATCCATAATTTATCGCTTATATACGAATAAGCCTGTTCACCTTGAGCTAATGCATTACTTGCAGGTTGTGCAGTAGTCAAGGAAAATTTAGTTACAATAACTGTACCTGACATGTTTATCTCCTTAAAATTATACTATGCGTGGAACTGAATTCCACTTACCTTTGCGTATGCGTAATGCTATGTAGCACTAAAAACTTCCGCCTATTATATTAAGATTTGGGTTTTCTACTACGCCAAGAACTTTGAAAGTCTGTGTATTAGCATCCCAAATTATCACTGAGCCATCTTGTCTTAATGATGTATCTACATCGACAAGATCGCCTAATCTTTGTGTAGGGGTATAACTCATAGCCTTAGCTTGAATCCCTCGATTGCTGCCGATTTTTCCTTTAAGAGCCATTATCGAGTCACCCCTGGTGTTATTTCAAGTTGTCCTTCAACAACTCGTGTAATTTCGCCAGCAGAGCTTACGACTTCAACATCGTATACATATCTTCCTGGTTTCATATTGTTAGTTACACTATTGACTAGCTTTATTTGGATAACACCTTCAGCGGCATTTACGTGAGAACATATAAAATCTACCTTATTAGTAGATGTATAAGTCTTTCGTATTTGTCCAAATATAGTATATCCGGTTAGATTCGCTCCATACCCAGTAGCATCTTCTACTGTAATCTGAGTACTAAAGTCGGAACCTTGATCTATTGTAATGTTAGAATATATAGCCATATAAGTTATTTATAGTTTTGAACTTCTAAGGTATATGATTATACCTCGATATAGTCTTATTTATACAAGGCAGCTGCTACAACTGATAAGCTTTGATATGTGTCTTTAGAATGTCTGTTCTCTTGTATGGATTATCATCTCCAAACCAGGTTTGGAACAACATGTACTTCATATTGACCATCTCCAATAAGTCTTTAGGAGTCAATAAATCTATAGTATCTTCTATAATGTATTTAAAGTGGTCTTTCATATCCCCAACATGACCAGATACTAAACTTGGTAGAACATCTAATGCTCTTTGTTTATGGTATGCATCTTTACTTATCAAATCATTAATAAGCAGCTTTAAAGCATTGTAGTGTCTCACTTCATCATTACGTATATTGAGTATAAGCTCTTTAAACTTAGGATGCTCTATTCTATTAGCTGCTGCTGTATATAGGGGTGCTTGAATAGACTCAGATGAACATACTGTCATCATCAATTGATATACATCCCAATCGTTATCATCAGATGAGAAACTATTGTATAGATCATTACTTACTACCTTTTTACCAACGACTTTATATAGGGCCATGCCATGTCTGAATTCTTCGTATGTCATTATACTAGTAAACAATAGTATTTCCATAAAGTCTGATCTATATTGTTCTGGAACACCACTGATTATCTTATCTCTTGCAGAACATGTTATAGCTAATGAGAACATCTCTACATCAGCTACATGCACTAGTATGCCAGCAATAGCTTTATCATTATCAGATAGATCTTTAACCCAAGGATAGTCATACTCATTAGCTAACCACCTATGAGAATCTGACACTTCAGACCAATGGATCAGTGTCTTCATTTTCTCATTGCTTTAACATGAGCTATCTTCAACTTGGCTGGTGTGTATGGATTATCATCACCAAACCAATGTTCTAACAGTTTAAACTTTGTATTAGTAACATTCATTAAGTCTTTAGGTGTCCACAAGTGCTTAGTCATATCAGCACCTCTCATATAGTCTTTATGTATTTCAGCATTATGGAAGTGGATAGCTAAGTCAAGATTATCAAGCATCTGTTGTTTATGGAAATCGTTCTTATTAATCAATTGTTTGATAAGATCCCTCCAAGCAGATAAATGTCTTGCTTCATCTCTTTTAATGTTCTTAAAGATGTCTTTGAGTCGTTCATCCTCAACAGCATTAATGATCTTCTCATATACCATTACATTAGTTGCTTCAGATATAGCAAAAGACATTAATAATGAATATGCAGTCCAATTATGGACATTATCTGCTTCAACTCTAGTATCTTCAGCCCACTCTTCATCAGATAGCTTTATACCATTCAACGCGTTGATTACAGTACCATGTCTAAACTCTTCGTATGATATGATTGATGAGTATACAGCTATAGTAGCCCAATCATTTATATAATCTTCTGGGATCATCTTGAACATCATGTACACAGATCCAGTTCCTGAATGCTCTCCCTTAGCTATATCTCTTAACGTCTTTAATACAGCTTTGTCGTCATCAGACAATTCACTTATCCAAGGATAATCATAATTGCCTTCAATCTTCCATCTTTGGTTGTCAGATAGATTAGCCCATTTAATAATAGTATCCATTATAACCCTCTCGTCAGTATAGATCCAAATACATTGCCCATTCCAGATGATAGATGTAGTATGATCCCTTTATATTCATTCAATGATAAATCCAATTCAATGCCGGATGATGAACCTAATGTATGTCCTATTAGTTTTTTATATGATATAGTACCAATGTCAGACCCTAGCATATCCCTTACTACCTGCAACTCCACTTTATTATCATCAGTTCCTGTGTCATGAAGTTTCACTAAATCTATGGACTGCTTTATGTACTGTCCAGTGGCCTTTTGAACAGCATCTTTAATAACCCTCTTGTACCCATCTCCAGAAGAGTTAATTCCTATAGGATTGCTATATGTCTCGTGATAAGTTGATACATGCATCAGTTCAGCAATTGCTTCATTACCAGTAAGCTCCATAGAGTGTTCATTCTCTATTAATGTATACGAAGCTCCTTCTCCTAAGTAAAAGGTATCCCTAAAGTCATCAACAGTGTTGCATACCTTATTCTTGCAGAAGAATTCGAGCAGTTCATTGGATGACCCATCTTCTGCAGATACGATGAGCACTCTATCTAATTCACCTGACTTGATTAACAACTCTGCATGCTTCATTGCTGCAGTATGTGATATACAAGCTGTTCCATCTACAGATAAATGATCAAAGACACCTACTCTATTAGCAATGTATCCCATTAAGATATTATGTAATGATAATGCGTGATTTTTAGTAGTAGGATATTTGTCAGGAGTCTTAACTAGATCACATATGAATCCAGAAGATGTTGTATTGCCTGCAGCATATATCAATCCGGATCTAGCAGTAGTTAAACTATCTTCTAAATTATGATTGGCAAATAACTTATCTAATACGAGATGTATTTTAGTTTTGATTCCACGATCTACAAACTTCATATCTCGTTCATCTAATATAGAATGAACATAGGTAGGTATATTAAGATCGTCTATCAGTCTCAGTTCTCTTGAGCTAATAGATTTAGTCTTAGTAATGTAAATCATAGTACTTGGTTTATAGCTTCATCCTTGGTAGGATCTAAAGTATGCACCTCATTGATGCAATTTAAGATATCTTCTATTAATAGAGGTCGGGGAGGTTCAGGAGATATATCTGGGTGATTGTTAAAATCATCATCACTGATTCCCCAGATATCACCCATGTAAATGAATACTGTAATAAAGTCTAATGAGTCTACACCAGTGTCTGTTAATGCTTGAGAAGCGTCATCCACTAGCTTATAGTCGGATTTAATGTTAATAGCCTCTTCACATATTACCATAATTATGTCAAATTGTTCTTGCCTACTTGTATTCATAATATATTCTCCAATTGTTTATACTATATATATATGTACACTATATTATATTTTTAATGACTATGTTTCTAGATGAAATAAACTCAATCCATATTGAACTTACCAACAGATGTAACGCTAAATGTCCTATGTGCATGAGAACATTTAACGATAAGATTAAAAACGATCCTCAAGATATTTCCATTGACAGCTTTAAAGAATGGTTCTCCCCTGAATTTATTGCAGGCCTGACTAAGATTAAGTTTTGTGGTAATGCTGGAGATCCTGCAATCGCAAAAGATTGTTTAAAGATACATCAGTACGTTATTGAATGCAACCCCAACATACAGCTATTGATGAATACTAATGGTGGAGTTAGAACTGAAAAGTTTTGGTCTCAGTTAGGTGATTTGTATAAGAACAACGAGGAGAGTTTTGTTACATTCCACATTGATGGGTTGGAAGATACTAATCATATATACCGAAAGGGCGTGGTATGGTCTAAGATAATGAAAAATGCTGCTGCATACAATGCAACAAAAGCTAGATCTCTTTGGGCATTCATACCATTCTTTCATAATGAACATCAAAAAGAAGAGGCTGAAGAGCTATCCGTTAAATTAGGGTTCACTAACTTTGCGTTAAAGATATCAGCGAGATGGAACAACAGATCTAAACCACATAAAAGTGAATCAGGAATTATATACCCACCAACATCTAGTGAGTTTAACATCGATGGATTTCAAGTATTTGATGATCATCCAACTTGTGTAGCATTAGCTCGTAAAGAGATGTATATAGATTCTTGGGGAAGATTGTTCCCATGTTGTTGGGTAGCATCTAAAGTAGAGTCTGGTAAGATTGAAGTAAACGAAGACCTATCTTTATATAATAATAGTATAAATACTATCATGAATAATAACTATTATGACCATGAACTGAAAGATTCGTGGAGTAATAGACACAAATCATCTGTTTGCCACGAGAAGTGTACAGGATCTAAGGTTCACGTATGGGAAGTAGATGGAGTTAAACGACCACAAAAAGATATGTGGCACATAGGATAGACAAATGATAAATTTACCTGATGTTAATAAGGTTTTTATAAGTCATAGTGGTGGCATGGATAGCACATTAGTGCTACTACTAGCTATTGACAAATATGGTAAGGATAATGTTACTGCAGTATATGCTAATATAGGTCATATAATGTCTGGAGACATAAACGCCACTAAGGATGATGCTGCTCACATGGTATTCAATCATATGTCAAGTTTAATTGATGTCAACTCAGTTATAATAGAAGATTCTGATTTTCAATCGGTTGATATACACGAGGCCGATATGCACAACATGTTTGCCAAGATAAGAGATATCATACTATTAAAATCCAACTTACCAGTTGAAACACTACCTTTATTTGGAATCACTAAAAAGGAAAAGGATATCATAGATCTACAACGATTGAGTGTATCAGCAGATGGAGTTGTACAAACGATTGATATCGATGCTATAGAAGAAGAGGTTGCTAATAATCCAGAGAAATACAGTGGAGTTGTTAATGCTTATGGACTAGGTAACATTCGTAAACATATTCCAGAACTCCTATCCACAGTTTATAGTAAGTTTTCTAAAGAGATGATTGATGAAGCAGAGGCTGGTCAAGCTCCTATATTCAACTTGAATAAGGCTGATATTATTAAAGAATATGTTAGTCGTGGGTGGGAAGATATTATGTACAAAACTATATCATGCTCTAAACCTGTTGATAACCTCAATTGTGGAATTTGTGATTTATGTAATGAAAGGAAGAGATCATTTGAAAATGCAGGAGTTGCTGACAACACAGTATACATTGGTTAACTTTACTGATTATGAATACGGTTCTACTATAGGTATAGCTGATGTTGGCAAAGGGGTTCCTCATGAATCAACAGCATATTTATATCTTAAAGCATGTGAACACTTCGGCGAGGATAATGTTATCCTTATTAATTTAAATTACGGACAATGTAAACCTAGTTACATCACCTTCAATGAAGCATGTGAAATAATTAAACCAAAACACAGTCTAGAATTTAAACCTGATGATTTTAATGCATCGTTAATTGGTGGTGATATTAATACAACTCTACAGCATGTGTTAGATGTGTATAAAACTAAAGTAACTCAATATGGTTTAAATGCTCCCATACATCTATTAAAGAGCATTACTAAACAGTCAAGAGATTTTATTGAAAATGGTGGTTATCATCCAATACTATCAAACATACCACCAGATTGTATAGATAACATACTTGAAAGTGCTCCTCTATTTAATATGAGTAATGAAGATATAATTGAAGCTATGAACCAAGATGGTTATGGAGATATAATTGACAAATATAATATGTGTAAAGCAAGGTACCAAGTACTCAGCTGACTATGTGAATAAACTATATGGAATGGTAGAGAGGAATTTGAATGTTCCCTTTACATTCCATTGTTACACAGAAGACCCCACCGACATTCGTTCGGAAGTTCAAATAACACAAATCAAAACAGACTTGGAAAAGTGGTGGCTCAAATTAGATTGTCTTAATATATTTAATGAAGGGACTAACATTCTATTTGACTTGGATATTGTTATACTAAACCCACTAGAAAGATTACTATCTGTTAAGACAAGAACCTTGTCTATACTATATGCCCAATGGAAAGAGGGATATGTTCAACCGAAGGATATAGGATTCTCTACTTTATATAACTCTTCTATAATGAAGTGGGAAGGAGATCAAGGTAAAGACATCTATGAGTACTTCCAACAACATAAAGACAAAATACTATTTAAATATAAAGGTATAGATAGATATATGTTTAATGAACCAGTTGAGGTAGATCTTCTGCCAACATCAATTGCGTACTCTTATTGGAAGGGTGTTAGATACAAGAAAGATACAAAAGCAGAAATTGAGCGTTTAGATTATGAAGTATGCATCCTCAACCATAGTCCTAAGCCACATGAAATAAAGGACTCATGGATACACAAGTATTGGTACTAAAAAAAGACCCAGATTTAACTATAACAATCTCTTCAAATGCTCCACATTTCGATTATGTTCACCTGCAACACATAGCAACTAAGAATGGTATTAGCAAAGCTATAACAGACTTCAAAGATGAGTACTTTATCACAATGCAATGGAAGGATAATGATCCCCATTTAATGGCGTCGTTAGCTAACGGAGGATTGTATTCTGATGGAGTTTATAGAATAACTAAGATATACATCAAAGATCAAATGCCTATAATGGTCAGTAAAGCTCAGATAACACACTTATTCCATATAACAGATTATATCCCAGAAATAGACTGTAAACTGTTCTTTGGTAGCAGGGGGGTTAATGACCATCCATGGGCCAGGATAGCTAATATGACTGGCAACAGTGATATAGATGAAGAGAATGTTTATATGGTGGGTGTTAATCCTGACAAGAAGAGCACATGGAAGCACATATATTATAGTGGAGACATATCACTATTGACTATACCTAAGATGTCTTTAGCGGAGTATAAAGAACGATTTAAAGAATATGAATATACTGATTGGGCTAAAGATTGGTGCAAGCCAGCAATAGAGAATAGTAAGTTCTTATTTGATAAGTTTGAAACTCCAAGTAAGGTGTTGGAGGTAGGAACATTTGAAGGAGCCTATACTTTTTGGTTAGCAGATAATTACAAATTAACTGTAGATACTGTTGACCCTTTCGACGGAACAGTGTATAATGTAAGTAAAGAAGACTTTAACTTCGTTTATAATAATTTTAAACATAACTTAGATATGTGTGTAAACAAAGATAATGTTACATTACATAATGATAATTCTTACGATGTTCTTAAACGTATGACTGATATATTCGATTTCATATATGTAGACGGATCTCATATAGCATCTAACGTATTAGAGGATTTAGTTTTATCATTTAAGTTGTTGAAGAAAGGGGGCATCATGTTAATGGATGATGCTACTGCATGGAAGTATAGAGATCAATTAACTAAGGAAGTGTCTCATGATATAGGACATGCTCCCAGATTAGCAGTTGATAGCTTCATCCATTGCAATTGGGCCAACATAAAAGTTATAAATCTACCAGCAGGAAATCAAGTAGCAATTCAAAAATTATAATGACAGTTGAACAAATTAAAGTATGGTGTGCTGATAATAATGTATTTTACTTGAAGGCCAATATAAAACTTCCTAAGGGAATCTATGAAGAAGCTGATGCATTATATAAGTCTGGTTTCTTTATTCCTCATAGAGATTCCCATGGACGCAATTGGGAAGTATCTACATTGAGAGGTGAAGAGTGGAACGTCACTACTTATGATAAGTCTAAACGTGATAATTATAAGTGGACAGAGGTTGCTGATAGAACTCCTATAATGACTAAATGGCTTAAAGAAACATTCCCATCTAATCTACATACTTTAGGCCGATGCAGATTTATGTTACTAAAACCTGGCGGGTTTATTCGAAGTCATACTGACACACATAAGTGGGAAGATGGTATGCCTCTCAAGAATGATATACTATCAGCTATTAATATATCCATCAATCAACCAGACAATTGTTATTTACGGAGAACAGAAGATTGTTTAGAAGTTCCATTCACTCCAGGATCTGTATTCTGGTTTAATAATGGAGCATTCCATGAAGCAGCTAACTTCTCTAAGGATAATAGATATCACTTTATTATACATGGTGGTGCTAATATAGAACGCAATCAACTGTTTATTGATTCATTTATGAAGGAGTATCCTGATGCTGTCATTTGATGAACTAGCTGAGTATATACTATCTAACTCCAAACACAATACTATAAAGAATACCAAGAAGGTACACATAATAGTAGACTACCCTAAATTGAAGTGGGGAGACTATTCAGAATACTTAATGACCTTAACTTGGTTTACTGGTATTGGCTGGAGTAACGGCGGATCAAAAGGATGTAACGTAATATTTGCTCATACCTTGGATGAGGCTTGCAAGAAGGCTGATGAATATGACCATGCTATGGTATCATACATAGGAACTTTCTACCAGAATAATCCTGATAATATGATACACACTCACTTCGATAAGTTTTGTAAATCAGATCATCCATGTAGGGGACATATACTATGGCACCCAAATAAACAATATGGTAGACTACATCTTCAATCGATGTTCTTATCGTTAAAGCATTGGAGAGAGATCGGCCGTCCTACATTTGGAAACTATACTGGAAGAGTTGTAGTACCGAAGTTATCTAACAGCAATGTTCATGATGACTACACACCTCATTACTTAACTCCCCAAGATGAATACACGGATGTTAAAAATGCTGAAATGGCTGAATATATCTCTAAGGTATTAGAATCAGGTAAAACTATTTTAAATTATGATATAGAAAGGAGTTCTAAATTCTTTACATATCCTCATAGAGCTACTAAGGACGACCTAGTATGTGAAGCGCTAGACTTTGAACGTAATAGAAAATCTAACATAATATATACACGTAATAACGAGAAGATCAATAAGAACTTATTTGATCATAAGTTTGATGTTATATATGCTCCTGCTTCTGGAAACCTAGCTGAATATTTGTGGAGAGTGTATGGTCATTCTAATACCAAGTTGGTGATATTTGATAATAATCTTCCTAGTGTGAAATGGAAAGAACGATTGTATGACTTAGTCCAAACACCAAAAGATATCGATAGAGTAACCAACAGCATTGTTCAATTGTATAAGTCTGATATTGATGATTGCTCGTATAAGCCTGAATTAGTATTTAAAATGCAAGAGGTGTATTCTGATGAAGAATGGATATCAGATATGAAGTCTATCTCAAATGTAGAGTTTATCCAACATGATCTGGTATTGGATAATACTCTCCAACCAGATCCATCTAAAAACACATTAATGTATTTCTCTAATATATTTGCATATAATTTTATATACCACGTAGCAAGGTTAGAAGATATTAATAACAAATTTAATGAATATTTGAACTTACCTAATTGTGTAGTAGTAGGTAAAAATCCATTTAAGGACAATGTACGATGAACATAGTAGCAGTTAGAATAGGAGACCGATACGGTCCTGAATACGAGACTTACTTAGAAGGTAAGTTACCTCAACACAACTTCATTTGGATTAGGGAAGCTATGGCTCCTAACATAATGCTCCAATGGAATAAGATGTACGGCATGACTTTAGATCAGGATGAACCTATCTGTGTTGTGGATATTGATGTATTATTATTAGGAGACTACAATAAGATATTTGACTACCCTATTGAACCAGGACAGTTCTTAGCAGCACCTGGTTACTGGAGAGATCTTCAAGGAGAAGATGCCATTCGTTGGTCTATCAATGGAGGGTTCTATAAGTACTACCCTAAAGACTGTAGATATATCTATGATAAGTTTATGAAGCAGCCTGAGTATTGGCAACGTAAGTATATTGAAGAAGGCTTCACGAGTGGTCCTGTGAACGGAGAACAACATTTCATCGAAGACTCGGTTAAAGAACAGTTGGATTTAGTTGTATTGCCTAATGAGTGGTTCTGTAGAATGGATGCTAGAGTTGGAGATGAAGCTCGTCATTCCATGACCACTCTTAATAAGCTGTATAATAAACATACAGGAAATGGTTATATGTATTTAGGTAAGGAGTTTCATCCTGCAATTAAGCATGTTCACTTTACACATATGGATAATCACCCAAGCAATTGGGAAGATTATGAACTATTCGTATAAGAACTTACCTGCAATATATAATGATTCAAGAGGAGTTTTAGCTTCTCTAAGTTGCTTCTTTAAGGCTGCATTGGTTGAGCCTTCTACTTCTGACATTTCAAATATTTTAATCTTAATATTAAATAAGAAATCTATATTTAAATCGTCAGGTGCTGGATTGAAGATGTGATCTACTGTTAATCTATCTTGCTGATCTGCAGCATTAGGATCGTATACTAATCCATAGTCAATACACATATTCTTAACGAATGCTGTGAAGTTAGCTCTATCAACCTCATGACGTTGGTTGGTCATATTAGTGATTTCATCAATAGTAAACTGTTCTAATAGTTCTAGATAATCAGGATTCTCTAAATCCGCAGGTACTAAGATTGCTTCAGGAAATTCTAGTCCTTCAACAATTGCAACTGTATCAATATAGTCCTTCTTTGAACTTGTAAAAAATGCTTCTGTAAATACCATGTTATTCAAACCTCACTCGTAAATTATAATTGCTAACGGTGTATGCACTGCCATTAGGAAATTCTTGTGATCTATAGTCATCACCGACTTGTAGTTTCTGGTAATTACCCGATCCATTTAATCTTGTATCTGAACAAGCAGAACCTTGAGATGAACCAGATCCATTCCAACTCCATCTTAATCTATAACCAGTAACACTAGACGCTAGGTGTTTAACTGTTTGAAATATATAATCCTGATCAGTATTTTCTACAGCACTATATTCTTGTAATGATCCATTGTTAAGAGTACTAAATCGTATCATCTGTGGTAGATTACCAGTAGTAATAGGGTTTCTTTTATGCAAGTAATAATTACCTACACCATAAGGTTGATCTTGTGTCTCTGCGATTCCTGCAGCTGTGTATGAACTAACGCTAGCTCGTGTGTCATAAAACACCTGTCCCTGCTTTGTATAAGAAGCCACAGAATTAGCTGTAGATATTTTAAAAAATTCTGAATCCTTAACTTTAGTTAAAGCAGTATACGAAAATGTATCATATACATCCTGTAATGACATTTTTCTAAGGCTGCCAGAGCCGTTGTAATATACAGGGAAATTATCAACATTCGGTGCATTAACAGTTGTAACAGTTTGATTTACCTTAGAATATCCTACAGATACAACAACGGGTTCAGCAGTTGAAGATTCTGCAACAAATGCTGTGCTACTAGAACTGCTTGCTCCAGCTTTTAATCTAGAATCATAGATTGTACCCAGGTTACCACCTCCGGTTGCAGATGCAACATAGGTCAAGTATACATTAGCCTCACTGAGGTACCTACTATATAATCTATTGCGAGCTACATCTATGTCAGCATCACTAAATTCTTTGATGTTTCCATAACTATCGTACTTTAAAGGTCTTCTAAAAGCCATTATATAATTTCCTTAATTACGGGAATAATTGAGTTCCGCCAGAATTTAATACCTTCAGTGCATTACCTGAGTGATAAACTCTTCTCATTGTACCAGCGTTATCTTCCATTTGCCACTCATTAGATGAATCATCCCACTTAAATGTTCTCCAAGTGTTTGAATTGTCATCGTAGAAATTTATATATGAATCTGATGATCCATTAGATCCTACTTGCATGTAGTCTGATGAAGTGTGAACAGTATCAGACGTGTTTGCAGTTACTGTTAATGACCCTACAAGAGTGTCAGTTGAATTTAATAAGAATTTATTATTAGCTTCTGATTCGGTGTAATATCTACCATCATGATTATGGTTATCATTACCAACTGTTGTCGATATTGTAACGCTTCCTAGGTTAGTCATATAAGCCTCACCAGTTACATCACCAGTTAGCTTTATTAGTGGATCATTAACGTTTATATCTAAGGTGTTATCTGCTGCTTGATATATAACTGAAACCCCTGATTCAGAATTACCAGCCCACATAGCTCCAGCAATATCTTCAACACTAGTTTGAAAGTTGTCAATGTTAGCTGTTGTATGGTTATGTCCATCATCAGCAATTGTTAAGGTAACTTTACCTGTGGCATCACTATAGACTGCCGATATACCACCTGATTCTGTGTTACTAGTAAACATACTACCTGACACATCTTGAACCTTCTCAGTAAATGTTAGGCCAGAATTATATATTACTTCACTGCCCATCTTAACTTCATCAGAGAATGTAGCATTGTTTTTAAATTTAATGTTGGCTCCAACCTCATCCCAACCAGATACTTCATTAATTTCTAAGAATCTATTATCTAATGACTCTCCACCAATCTTAATATCAGTAGCGTTTAATGTACCAGATACATCTACTTTATAAGATGAATGAGCTGCTTTACCAATACCCACTCTATTTGATGTATTGATTCGAATCGTGTTGGTTGTACCATTACCAAGGTTTAGATATTGGCCAGATGCATATAATCCACCTGAAGTAAATGTCATATTACCAGTTAATGTATCACCAGAAGCATTTACAAAATCACCAGTTAAATTATCTTGACGGGCCCTAATAGCAATAATAGCATCGGTAATATTCTGTTCAGTTCTAGTAGTACCATTTTCATATGTACTCCAAGTACCTACATCACCTTGCAAAAGGTCTACATTATTCTCTTCAGTATCTAATCTTGATTCATGGTTATTTAATGCCCAGATTAATGATTTATTATCCGTACCATCCCATTTAGAATTAGTTAATACAAAATCCTCAATGCCATTAATAGCATCTACTAAATTAGTATGTGTTCCATATAATGCTGTTTGTATAGCAGATGCACTTGTATTGCCATTGGTCTGGGTACCACCAAGTATATATCCAATAGTATTTAATCTAGCATAGTCATTATTTAATGCACCAGATACAGATGTCTGAGTTCCATCATAAACATCTGCGAATGTAGTTGTTAATGTAATACCAGAAGCAATTGCGATTTGTCCAATATAATCAGTATTAGCATTAATAGCTGTTACTAAATCGGTAGCGTGTGCACTAGATTGATCTGTTATATCTTCAATTAGTAATGGATCTAAGTTAGCCATAACACCACGATCGCTCTCGTTAGTATCTAGTCTTGAGTCATGAGAGTTTAAGGTACCAACTAATGTTGGATACTGAGCATAATGAGTAAGTCCTGTGATATCCCCTTGTTCATCATCTTTTGTGTTAAGTCGACTATCTGCATTATTGACAGCACCTACTAGGTTTCCACGGCCATCGAATAAGACTGATATATCACCAAGCCAAACACTATTATTACTAGTTTCAGTTCTTAGGTTGTTAAGGGTACCTATTACAGTGTCTTCACCAGACACTGAGTTGGAATTTATAGTAGATAAATCACCTAAGGCAGATCCTACCTCGTTGGTTTTGATTCTCCATTCTTCAAATGTGTTTGTGTATGAAACATTAACAGTATTAGGCATATTACTTCTTCTTATTATTTAGTAAAGTCTTCAACATATCCTTTATTTCAGATACGTCATCCTCTAATTTATTTATACGGGCTGCATCCAATTTACGCTTCAATGAAGCTTCACGTACAATCTTAGCATTACTTCTATCTTTATTTATAATAGCACCACTAGTTGGATCTCTGAATAAATCAGCCTTACCTTCTACAGGTATCATGACAACAACGCTATAGATCTGAGGCTCTTACATGAAGGAATCTTAGAAGTATCTTGTGATGTGAATACAATCTTGATAGCGAATAAAGTGAATGGTTCTACACTCACTGAATATTCCATTTCTCTATAGTAACTTGGATCGTCTGAGTAAGGAATAGATCCAATGGTAGCAGTTACGTGCTCCCATGGCAGATTATCAAATCCTGTAGCTTCTGAACTAGTTTTAAAATACAACTCAATACCAGTTTTAGATGGTCTATTAACATCCAAGAATACTTTCAGTTCATCAGAACTTTCATCTAACTGAACTGTTTTAGTAACATATTTAGATAGTGAAGACCCTCTATAAGCATCAGTCTCTTCAAAGAAGTTTGATACAGTATTAAAACCATTTGTATCAACACCAATAGGATTATTAATCCTATTGAATACCGTAATAGCTGAACAACGCTGCATATCAATTACAGGGCTCACATTATCATTATCAGATGTTAATGTACCTCTGAATTCAAGGGTAGGATCAGTTGTGTTTAGGATAGCTCTTGGAACTTGAGGTGTATAGTTATTGTTTATAATTATAGGTGTATATGAACTGCCAATAACATAGTCATTCTCACCTTGTAACATAGTATCCTTAATACCCCAAGTCATACCAGTGTTAGGTAAAGTTATCTCTTGGATGAATGGGAAGATTGTATTCCATGCTAGGTTTTCTGATGCAGTTACTCCAGCACCACCGTCAATTCCAGTTCCAGTTGAAGCAGTTGGAGTTGTCACAGTATATCTATCTCTCTCTACGTTTTTAATAGTATGACTTGACTTCACTTCTACTAAAGGTATCCCGTTAATATTAGATGTTCCAGCATAATCAATTACTACAGATTCACCATTAGTCATACCATGGTTTCTATGAGATACTATAATATCTTTAGATCCTATTATAGTTTGGAATGGATCCAACTCTAATGATCTTGCTTGAATAGAATCATTGTATAAGTCTATAGAAGCACTTGAACTAAACACAGCTCTATTCATTCTAAACGATATATCTGTATTTTGATCAGGAGTCCATGTAGATGCGTTAGCAGATTTAAACATTACACCATTATATGGTTGTTTGTTTATTCTATTTCCATCAACGTCATCTTGCCCAATCTCAGCAACTTTTACATTATATTGATTAGAGTTAGCCATAATAACGAAACAGTATTCAATACCATCTTGTAAATATACAGGCGAATCAAATGTAAAAGTGGTTGCTGGATTAGTATTAACTACGTCTGGAATGATAACATCAACCGGATTTAAAGTCTTTCTTGATAGTGGCACTACACGTTGTGTAGGAATACCTTGATCCATTTCTCTTATTTGAATTTCTACTGGAATGTTAGCATCTTTAGATTGGAAGAACAAGTCAAGGCTTGTTACGAATGCTCCACCTTGCAAGTCAACCATTATAGATTGAGCTAGAGGATCTACCCAGTAAGTTCTAGTAGACTCATTTGTTCTAGTTTGATTTACAGCTTCTCTTTGAATTGTTGGAACTCTAGTCGATATAGAAACATTCTCTTTTGTCTCGATTAAACCTTTAGCAGCATAGTTTGCTGATGCAAAAGTAATATTGTTATCATTAGGGTTATTATTTTCAGATGATGTTAATAAGAACGTCTTATCACCAGTATTGAAACTCATATCACTATTGTTAGGTACCCAAAATGATCCTTTGATGAATCCGTTTGCGTCAGTAACAAGTGAAGTAGCTCCTAGTGGGTGAGCTGTTTTGTCATTAATACCAGTAGTAAGAGCGTTATTTGCTATAACAGCAAACGCAGCTGAAAGGATATCCATATCAACAGTGTTTACGTATGAAGATACTTCAACACCATCGAAGAATGCAAATACTTCAGTATTAGGTCTTAACCTAGTACCTTCAAATGAAACGAATCGAGATCTCATAAATGGAGCAAAGTTCACAGATACTACTCTATCTCCAACAGTAGTAGATACAGTATCAGTTCCTATAGATGTTACAGAACCTGCTCTTGATTGTCCACGTGTAGTAGTCTGATCTCTTCTTCTTCCACTAGCTACTGTAGTTGTTCCTGTCCAGTTAGTCTGCCATGAATTCCATACAGTACCTGTTGCAACTGCCTCATTTACGATAGCACTCATTGCATCAAAAACACCGTCATTATTAATAATCACGTTAGGACGTCTATCTATATCTTTCCACTCATCTGTTTCAGGAGTCAGCTTTAAAGACCCACTCCAATTGAAGACATCGTACGGATTAACGTTAATAGCTGTCGAGTATTGTAGCTGCTCAATTATAGCAGTATTTGTATAAGGTAGTGTTACAAGGTCACCTGTTCTTTGAGCACTAGATGAATTATCAAATAACATAGATACGTTATTTTCAGAAAATAATGGTCTTAGTAGACCATTAGCTCTATCGATACCGACTGAGTACTCAGTTGAGTCTGTTCTAGCAACATTTGTCGATTGGAACGAGTCTACCAAGAATCCTGTCTTAAATTTATCAATATTACCAGCACCTAAGATCTGTTTATCACTAGCTTCTTTTTCTAGTAAAGATAATACAGTATAGTATTCCAGCTTGTTGATTCTATTCTCAAGCTTACCAATATCACGCATTGTGTAGCGTTTATTATCAATATACTGAATATCAACTTCGTTTGGTGTCATTGTGTATGCAGGAATATTTAAATGATACAATACCATTGCATCTTTAGGCATTCCTGGCTCAGATGGATCTAAATCAGAAACACCTTTAAGTACACCGAATTCTCCATCCTTATCTAAGTACACCTTATCAATTCTATTTAAGTAATACTGAATATCTGTTGTGAACTGAGTGTTAGGTCTAGGACATGTAGTTACAGATGCTCCACTTCCAGTGAAGTGTCCTCCACTATTATTCATACGTGGTCTGAAGTCTACAGCACTTCTTAATTCTATTCCGTTATGGCTAGGGATACCTTCATAGTCCACTTGACCAGTATACGAGTCAATCGTAAAGAAGTCTCCAGTACCATGATCGAAGTAATTATAAGTTACATCCAAATCTCCAGTTACTGTAAAGTTGGTATCAACTTTTAGCTTGATAGAAGCTGGAGCGTAATGTGTATCTCTTTGTCCATTATCAAAATCAAAATGCTTAGTGATATCTTGACCACCTTCAGTAATTGAAACAATTGACTGAATATCACAGTGAGGTAATTGCTGGTACGTATTAAAGTCGATTGCAGTAGAGTAAGAGAAAACCATTCCATGATTTGGAATCAATGATTTTTGCTTATGTTTTAAAGTTCTATTGACAGGAGCAATTAGAGTAGTGTATTTAGTTTCTACCGTTTGAGGAAGAAAGTTAATCGTTACTTGAGGAGGTGTTATATTGTTGTTAATAGTGACAGTTATAGGGTTAGTATTAACATTACCAGATACTTCATCATCTATGTACGAGTATACAGTATCCCAGTGGATAATGTCTCCAGTAGAGTCATTCTTTAGTATCCAGTTTGTTGTATCAAACTGACTGAACGTCTCACTCTCTACATTACAAGAGAAATTAACTTGATGTGAAGCTACAGCTACTGGTGTAAACTCTTTATTACAATTATAGCTGTAGTTAAAGTCTTGAGGTAGTAGAACATCAGTCTGAGCGTTACATGTTTTAATTCTAGAATAAGGCAATGCAAATACTAATGAATCGTTAGCTAAGTTATAATGTCCTGCAATGAGGTTGGCAGTAAATTTAGGAGTAGTATCACCTAAAGATGCTGAGTCTTTAACATTAGTAGCTTGAGAGATTGATCCAGATAAATCAAAAACATGAAGTCTATATGAACCATCAGCTATATACTGGATAGATCGTACGCGAGCTTCACCCTTAACGTTGCCGTTATCATCTAATAACGTTATTGGCTCAAATGTTGTAATATCAGGTAAACCTACAATAGAGCTAACATCAATAAAGTTATTAATATCAAGAGTAGTAACTTTGTCTGTTGCTAGATCAGCATCTCTAGCTTTATCGAATTCCACATCAGTGGTTGATAGAGTTTCAATCTCATATCCTCGAACGTAAGCTTTAGATGGTTCTATACCAAGAGTTAACTTGGTTGCGTCTGGATTAGGAGATACGTGATTTTTAACAGATGCTGGGAATGGGTTGACTGTATAGTTTCCACTCTCGTCGAATGTTCTTCGAGCCAAAGTGTCTTCTATAACAGCATAGTCAGTCGATCTAGCATGTTTTGTTATTTTACCAGATTGAAGTCTTGCTAATAGAACAAAGTTTCCTATAGCAGAGTTTACTTCTCTCTTAACTAATTCAGTTGTAATTGAATATCTATGAGCACCTGGAGCAGCTTCGTTCGGAGTTCCTAATGCGTTATCATTAAGTGATACATCACTTCCTGCTGACACAACCTCTTCCTGTACTCTTAATCCAACGTCATATGATACATCAGTATCATATTTAGCTAGTACTATAGTAGAAGACTTTACTATTACAAAGTTCTTCTTGATATAGTATATACCCTCATCTACAGAGATTATTGAACCATGGCCAACAGTATTTACTGTTAATGATATACCTGTATCAGCATCAACTACTGATGATCCATCAGTAAAGACGTCTCCTGACATATAGTTACCGAATAAGGTAACTGCATCGTTTTCAGTAGCAGCTTCCACATGCACAACTTTAAATATAGATGTTCCTAACTCTAAGCTGACGCCAATGTAATCATCAAGATTAGTAACAGTATCACTAGCTTTGATGTAATCAATCTTGTTGTGGATATGAACATGTCCAGGAACAACAATCGATCCCTCTTTAAACATATGGTCACCCATAGATGACACTTGATTCTGCAGTATAGACTGCATTTGAGTTAATTCTCTTGCTTGCAGTGCATGTCCAGGTCGGAATAAAATTCTATTATACTTCTCTCTTGGAGTTAAACCATCAACTGCTGTAGGTATGTTAAAATCATCCCAGTAAGGTTCAATATTAAACTTAATTGCCATTTGCTATTCCTAATTTAAAATGCGATAACTAATCGGATTGTTTCGATTTGATCTGATCCTCTACTAACAGGGCTTCTATTTTCTAAAAATAAAATATCACCTGAGTAATGGTCAATCTTTGGATCTACTACTGCAGTAACATCTTGACCACCAGTAGTAGCACTAGATAATCTAACCAGATCATTATCTGAGTTAAATACTCCAAATCCAGTATCTTCGTTCTGTACGTAATATAGGATACCATTAACAGAGTCATGCTCTACTACAATACCTCTAGCTCCAGTATCAGTTCCTACGAACTCATCATCTGGTGTGAATGAACCTCCAGCAACTACTAGAGACTTAGTAACATTGTATGCGTTAAAAGCTGCAACAGAGCCGGTAGAGTTGTCTATTGGATTCTTGATCAAAGAGATTTGTCTAAAATCGTTAGTTGATGGAATATCACCATTCTCATCACCATTAAATACTTTATTAATAGCAATGTAATGAGATCTTAATTCATGTCTTGCGTCTTTACCAAAACCACCTTTAGGACCAATAACTGGTCGTACAACAGCTCCTGATCCAGCACCACCTGTAATTACTATTGTAGCTTTCGTATATCCTGATCCAGGATTAGTAACTTCAACATTTATGAAGTTACCATTCGAATCAACGGCTGCTGCTATCGTACATCCTGTTCCATCTCCTATTACCTCTAGTACTGGGCTTGATGTGTAACCTGATCCAACTGATGTGATTTTAAAATTATAGATAGCTCCGTCAATAGCATTCTCTTGAACCGACCATTGGTTGATCAAGGCTGTATCAGATCCTGGATCTGGTTGAGATACCAACTTCTTAACTGGAATGAATGACTGCGTTAAGAACTTAGTGCCAGTATCAACTGGTACTGTGTACAAATATTTCCAAACGTATCCATCATATCCTGTATTATCGATAACACCTGATGTAGTAACACCTGCAATGTCAGGGTTTCTAGTAGATTGTCCAGAAGACTTTAAACAAATGAATACGTTATTATTATCAGTAATAACATAATATTCCTTACCTTCTATATTACCATCCCTATCATCATAGTCTGCATACACCGTACCTGATGTCCACAAATGTCTAGGGCTGCAGTATATAATGTCGTTTGACTCAACCTTTTTCATTGCAAACATACCTTCCCAAGTAGTGTTTACTGTATAATCATTCTCTTCAGGATTCGTTGGATTGTTCTCATCTACTAAACCACCATCGTCTAACCAGGCATTTGGTTTACCTAGTCCAAGATAATAAGTATCTGAAGATACTGTTATGTTAGTATCATTGGACATACTGTCAACGAAGCGTTCCGTCGTATCTAATCTGAATTTGCTTGTAATAATTGCTGACATTTATGTCTCCTATGGGGTGTTATTTGTTTCTGTTATGTCGCACCCTAGTTGTGTGCGGCTGATAGTTTTATTTATAACATCTTCAAATGTTATATTATTATAATCTCTTATTGGTCTAAAGTTAACAAACTTTGTGTTATCAAAATGGTCTATAAGTCCTACAGTAGTCAGGACGTTACTGTCATACACAAGTTCCTTTTCAACAAAGGTTCCTTCATCTAATGTCCACGTATATCTACTGATAGTTCTTGAGTCTGTATAGGTATTGCCATCAATACCAGTCCAAGTTTTTATAATATCTTCCAACGCGATCGCGTATGGATTAGATGTTACCATATCAATGTATATATTTCTAGGTAGACCATTTAACTGGAATCCAGGTTGCTCATTAGGAATATTAGATGACAGCATTTCGATGAATATAAGTATCTCACCAAAGAAGATAAAACCTGATGGATGTACTAATCTAGTAAATGCATTCTTCCAATCAGTTATGCTTTTACCAGTTCTCAATACATAAGAAAACTTCTGGTAAAAGAACGAGTCTTGTATGTACTTTTTATCAGATGTAAACCCATCAGCTGTAGTAAATAAACCAGCTTTATATACAGTAACCACATCACCAGGACTTAATTGAGTATTGAATTTAATGTAACTGATCCATTCGTCTGAATCGATATAATATCCACCCTTCCAATCAGAACTATCTACCAAAACATCATTGATGAATACTACATCATCATCTATTTTTAGTTTAAATCCTCTATCATCATCCCCCTCTATAATATTACTTGTAAGTGATACTGTAAAGGTATAAGATGGAGTATGAGACGAAACATCGTTTATAATCGATTCAGATAAGTCATACCACTTACCATCAGATGGTATAAGCATATCCTCTTTAGGATAATAAACTTCAACTTCATCATTATAAATTAGCTTGAAGAAAGACTTAATAGATTCTGGGGTGCCACGCGATTTATAAAATTCTACTAGGTGTTTATAGAACACTCGTGGACTCGCAGCGAAGTTCCTTGGTATGGGTACTCCTATCTCATTTTGGAGTTCTGTTAATAACTCCTCTTCGATCATATCAATATCACGTTGTTGATCAAGTTGGTTTAAGTAGAACGCGCTTTTATTCGAATGTTCTAAATATAAACAATATACCTTAATGAACTGTACTAATTCCGGATATGATGTTACTATATGTTCAGGAACAAGATCGTCTACAAATGAAGATATATTAAAATAATTCTCAGCCATCTTAGCTACTCACTGTAGTGTAATCAATACCAGCAGTCGTTCCACCAATTACCATAGTATCAATTTCTCCAATAATTTTAGCATTGTTGTAATTAATAACTAATAACTCATTACGCATTGGTGATATATCGTTAGATGCTGGCTTTGTTATAATTTTAAGCTGGTCTGTTAACCCTACTACTGTATCCAAGCTAAATCCTTCTAATACAATCTTGCCAGTTAACTCATCTATGTACCCTACAGTATGACTTAGAATCTTATTGTTATGATTAACAACTTGAATAATTCGCTTAGCTTCTTCCTCGTTAAAGTAATCCTTAAGCAGACATATTTCATTATTATATGTGAACTCGCTTGACGTCATATAATTTATTGATCCATGTAGAGATGTGAGAGCTTGGTTAAAGTTGAATTCGTAGTAACGCTCTTCCCCTAATACTGGAGTAAACAGCTGATGCATATTTACTCTGGTAGTGTTAGATACGACAGCAATATTTGCAGAATCGATCGCTTGCAGTATATTTGAGTTTCTGAACACTCCACCAAAGGATTTTAAATTATCATTATTATAATCTGTTAGTACAGATCTAATCTGTTCAGATAACGCAGCTTCTGTTGCGTTAGATATGTTGGGGTTATACTTATAAAATACTTCTAAATCAATGTAAGTGTAATTTGGATCTACTAGAACTGGTGTAATTGATACAACGTTTTTAGGTTTCAAATGTACTCCAATAATCTCAGCTTTTTGAGTATCAGACAGAAATTCACCATCCAATGGTTTAATCGAAATATACACTTTGCCGTAATCAGGTGGAATATTATCTTCACCACCCCATACTGTTAACGTATCTACATTACCATAAGAGTTCTGAATAATGCCTTTATAATCATCTGGAGTTACTGCTCTATTTTGTGCAACAAAGCCTAATGGAGCATTAAATTTAATCGATTCAGTTGATTCATTAGGTGCACCACCAACTGCGTCAGTCACAGTTGTTATGACTACATCCGAATTTCCGTTGATAGTATCAGCTAACGAAAACTTGGAAGCTCCGTTAATGTCTTCAGGACCTACTGTCAGGTAATTAATTTTAATAATATTACCTGGGGTCAATCTCTTGCCAATAATACCATCACCGAATTTAATTTCATAAAAACCAGCTCTCGACTCTTCTAAGAAATATGCTGTAGAGGTATTATCAATATCAATAATATTTGGAATATTAGCAAAGGTATCATATTGAGTTGTTGTTTGACTTTCATACACTTCGACAATCATAGTATCAGTATTTACATAATTATCTTGTAATACATAATGTTCGAACCCAGTCTCGTCATATATGTACGTTCTATTATTGAGCTGTCCTTGCATTAATCTAACATTTTTAAATATATACTTGCCTTCAGAATCTCGTTCAGATGTGTGAGATAGTTCTGTTATTAGGTGGTGTGTAATAGAGTTAATGGTAGTAGTAAATATGGTACCTCTACTCATACTCAAGGGAAGATATTTACCTTCATCATCTTGTACGTTTATAGGGCTGATAACTTCAATGTCGACAACTGCAACTGAAGGTTTCGTCGATCTTGGAGTATATCCTAATAGTTTAGCATGGGATACAACACTCTCTCTAAGTTGTGCTGTATCTAAAAAAGTCTCATTAAGAGCAAAGTTAGCATTAACAGAGTTGATGTGAGTAATATACGACAATACATCAATCATAGTGTTCATTGCTGAACCTTCAAAGTTATAGTCTTGGAATGCTCCAGGTTGTTCCTGCATGTAAGATATTAAGTTAGCTTTAAGTGTTTCAAAATCTAACTCTGATGCATTGATTGTTCTATTACTCATCGTATTCTCTCTAGTGTTGTTGTGATGTCTTCTGTACTGCCTGTCGCTACAATCTGTATAGTAACTGTTATATTAACAACGTTTCTATCAGGAAATGTGCTAACATTAACATTTAAAACTTTCACTCTTGGTTCATCATTAGTTATTGCTAACTTTACTTGGCTCGATATAACAGCAGCCGTTACATAGTTTATTGGTTCGAATAAGAACGCTCTTAAATTAGCACCAAATTCTGGATTAAAAGGTCTCTCTCCATGATTGGTTCTTAGTATGTTGAGTACACTCTGCTTAACAGCATTGATGCCCTTCTTAACAGATATGTCTCCTGTATTGGGATTCAGTTTATAGATAAAATCTATATCGGAGTATTCGTATGTTTGTGCTATTTGGGCCATATATCTATTTATTCGTTTAGATAGATGTTAGTTGCTTTTAATTGCATATTACCATCGGTCTCAATTGTCATGTCTTTAACAGACTTTATATGCATTGCCCCTGAAGCTTCAATGTTGATATCTTTATCAGCTAATATATGAGCATTCTCGTTGGTATGGATTTTTATATCTTCACCAGCTTCAATGTTTATTCTTCCATCGATATTTACTGTAGCGTCCAACTCACCTTTGACCATAATGTTGCCAAGAACATGAGCATCTAAAGTTCCACCTACTACTAAGTTCACATTCTGAGAGCACACTACGTTGACTGAACCAAAAACTTCTATAGTATCATCTCCGATTACTAATTGGTAGTTATCTCTCTCTATTCTCTCTACCTTTGTTCCGTTAGATTGGATTTCATAATATGTGCCTGACATATGCTTCTCACGTATACGTTCAGACCCAATTGTATCATCATACTCTTTAAGATGACCTGACACAGTTTCATATACGTGGTTACTAGGATACTTAGGATTGTATGTAGAGTATGGCTGATATTTACCTCTAATTCCATCAAACTCTTTGTCAGGGTCATCCTCCCCTCTAACTCTTGTATTATTGTCTCCAGTGCTTAACTCTCTAGGATATATTCCATCTGGATCGTTAAAACCAAAATCAGTTGGTAGGGTTTCAGACCCTGATATAGACGGAATAGAGCCCATGACCAAAAATGATTGTAAGTCTGGGTCTGTAAATACTCCAACCACCCACGCTCCTTGTACGAAGAAAGATGAGTGACCTAATCCAGATATGCCTGGAGTAGTTGTACCAGACATAACTAATGACCAAGGTAGATCTGCAGTAGAAACCTGTAGCTTATCTTTAGGATGAACATTAACAACACGAATCTTCACTCTTCCTAACATCTTAGGATCTAATACATCTTCAACCACACCGTAATAAATTTCCATTAGTTACCCTCGTACAACTTCAATGTGCTGAGTGTAATCATTATCAACTATATTATGAATGATTTTAGATATAATATAGTTACCTGAGTACTTCGACGACTCTTGTTGTTTTTGTTTGTGATTTTGCATTTTAAGTTTTATTTTATTTCCTACACCAATGTTCGGAATAGCTTGACAGCCGTATGCGGTTATTCTTGTACTGAACAACATGTTAAGGATAGTCTGCATTTTACATATATTTATATGATCATCTGAATTTAATAATGGCTTGCCTATATCAAACATATCAGGTCTCATTAGATTCGATCTGCTGGTAGCTGTAGTAGTAGCACCGTATGCTTCATTCCCAATAGTGGAATTTGATATATCAACATTTACTATGGTTTTACCATATATTCCATTGGATATCTTCTCTATCTGATTATCGTTATCATTATGTATGACTATGTTTGACGGTTGACCTATATTGGAGAACGGTTTATTAATAGTCTCAGCGTTTTGAATCTGAGTCGCTATAGTAGCAGACGTCAGCTGATCTTCAACTTGGGTTAGGCTTGTCAGAAAGCTGAATTTAGAACTTATAAGTCTCTGAAATAAGAAGAAAGGACTTATATTACTATCGTATGCTTGGTTTTGAATTTGTTTTATTGCTCTGTTAGGACTCACGTTAGGACTTATATAATGCCCTTGAGTAATAGAGTCAGTCAACACTTTAAGTTTAGTGTCGAAGTGTTGATCAAATATTTGTTTTATAATATCACTACTTCTTCCTTTAAACGATTTAGCGACTAACTGCATAGAATTTAATAAACTATCAATAGCTTTCAAGTTGATTACATATGTTTTCTTTGTAAGATGTGTAGTAATATCTACAGAACGAACTCCATCAAGGTAGAATGTATGACTAACTCGACTTTTAATGTAATCGAATTCTACTAACACTCTTGTCTGATTACTAATAGCGTTATCTAATATTCCCACACCATCTACAATCTCTATGAACCCTTCTAGATTTCCAAATAAACTTTCAGAAATACTCAAATTTGTCACTGTGTCTGTGATATCAATAGAGGTCCCTCCTTCATATACTAAGGAAACCTTATATGACGATAACAACATTATGCAATGTCCTTATGGAACGTACTGACAAAATCATCAATCTTATCAGGCTGTACTGCCCTTACGTATCTATTAGCATCGTTCATGTAGGATTCGTGCTCTAAATTAGTAACCTTATGTGTACCAGCTAATCTCGGAGCCGTAATATCACCTGTGGAGTCGTCTACATGATATGCTGGAGCATAAGCTCTTGATACAATCTCGTCTGCTGTGATTGTATCTTGTGACTCTAACCCATACAAATCTTCTCCAGCAGGTCTAAATTCACCAGAGATTACCTTAACCGTTATGTACTTGTCGTTAGTATGAACTGCCAATAATTGTCCAACAGCTCCTGAAATAACTCCTTGCAAGTATTCACCAACAATAAACTTTCCTAGAAGGTCGTCTGTACTAGTACAAGCAAGGGCTGCAAAGTCAGCATATTTGTAAATAGAGTAATCTAATAATTGTGCTGAGTTCTTTGGCCAATCGTTCCAGATGTTTTTTATATTAGGATTGATTACCATAAAGACCCAATAATATTCTGTAGTGCCATATAGTCTATGACTCAGCTGTTCTATACGTTCGCCATCCAACACAGTCACATAGTGATAAAAGGTATAATTGTTTAGCAATGACTGACTAGCAGAAACGAAACTAGTTAAGTTAGTAACATCATCGTATATACCATCACCATTTAGGTCGTATGGAATCGTTTGAAAGTTTGAAAAGTAGCTCATATGTTAATATCCTTTGTTTTCTACATCATCTCTGTATATCGGCATTATCTCACTCAAGGTAATGCTAAAATCGACTTCGACTGGGTCATTATTATGTTTGAAAAACGATGCTGAGTTCGGGTTGTATACAACTGATACACTTGAAATTATTGTAGCAGGGAATGCTGGGAATCCACTAGCACCATGAAAAGATGCTATGACTTGATCTGGAACAGATAATGTTACAGCACTATTTCTATGAGCATGAGCTGCAGCTCTAAACACCCTGATTATTTCTTCACAATCAAGAGATTCTTGAATAGTATCTGGAAGAAACTTCCATTGAAAAGAAAAAGATCTCAGGCTTGTGTTTTTAAACTGCATATATTCATTAGGATTAACAGCCTTACCACTTCTACGCAGAATTTCATCACCTACTGCTTGACCCGTCACTAGACCACCAGCACCACCTACAACTTTAGCAACACTGCCTAACATAGGAATCTTTTCTAAGAATGTTCCTAGATAACCTACAGCAGCACCTGTAACTTGGGTACCTACTACTAAAGCATCATCTCCACTTAAACTACTCAATCCTTTCTCAGATACTTGATCATAAACAGCAGCTAACTTTCTTGACTCCTGATCGTAATTTATTGTATCGTTAATTGTTATTCCTGGTGTCATATACAGAACAACAGTGTTGTTTAAACTTCTTTTCCCAACTTGATCTTTTAGAATATCAAGACGTTTTTTTAAAGTACTTTTAACCTTACCTTCAGCGTCACGTATTTGTCTGATCCGTTCTCTCTCGGCAGCTGTAGCTTTATTTGTTCCACGGAATGCTTGTCTATTGTTTAGGTTATTATCAGCGTTTAAGGCTGAGATAGCTTCAGTAGTTCTCTGTATATCATCAGCTACAGCTGTAGGGGGTACGAGTCTGAAGAACTCAAACATTATGAACGGATCATCAGGCTGGGTTCCACCATCATTAGCTCTAGCATCAGCATATTTACTCAGATCACCAATACCTTGCAGGGTGTTACCAAAATCTTCATTAGTATCAGAATTAAACACGAACGCTTCATCAGCTGTGTTACCTAATGAATTCGGATATGACAAGTAAACACTACATTCACCAGGCTTTTTAGATCCTCCTCCCCACGCATCAGCAACATCTCCTACGAAGCCTGAAACTGTATCTGCTATTGTTTGAAAAAATGGATTACCCATAATGATGCCTATTAGTGAAAATGTATAATACTTATTTATACCATTTACATAAATATAACTATGAGAAAAACATATAGTGGAAAGTACAAGGTTAGACACCCAGAAAGATATAAAGGCGACCATACAAAAGTCACTTACAGATCATATTGGGAAAAACAGACATTTAAATGGATCGAACGTCAGTCTTGGGTCAAATGGTGGAATTCTGAAGAGACTGTAGTACCGTATATATGTGCAACTGATAAGAAGCCTCATAGATACTTCATAGACTTGACAATTAAACGTACAGATGGTAGAACTATATTAGTCGAGATCAAACCCCTTCATCAAACACAACCTCCTAAGAAGAAGAATCTCAATGAAGCTTTAACCTATATGAAGAATACATCTAAATGGAAATATGCTAAACGATATTGTGACGATAGAGGGTATAAGTTTGAAGTGTGGACGGAAAAGACTTTAGAAGGCTTTGGCATTAATCTGATGGTAAGGCCTAAAACCAAAACTGGTAAGCGTACATGGAAACCATTCAAACGTATTAAGAAGAAGAAGTCTAAGTAGTATCCAGCCTTTCAGGCGACTCTTATATTATACACCACTTTTAGTCAAAAGTCAACATATGATGCTATATAAATAAGTACATGGCATCACTATTTGATAAATTAGAAGCAGAAGCATTTCGTAAAGGTCTAACTAAAAGATCCAAAGAAGCTCAAGACTGGTTCAGAAAGAAAGTAGGTTCTATGAACCAAATCAACATGCATAAAATGTTGAAGGACGATCGTCTGGTGAGAAAGCAGAGACCTAGAGTTGGAGATATGTTTATGTATGCATACGATCCAAAACACAGAAAAACTCTTCCTTATTACGATAGATTTCCATTAACTATTATGGTATCTAAGGCTCCTGGTGGGTTTTATGGATTAAATTTACATTATCTTCCATTAAAGCAAAGAGCTATATTTTTAGATAAATTAACTGCAATTGCTAATAACCAGAGGTATGATGAAACCACTAGATTGAAACTTAGCTACAACTTATTAAAAGGAGCGGCGAAGTATAAATACTTTGCTCCATGTTTTAAACATTATTTAACAGAACAAATAGATTCTAAGGTAATGAAGGTAGAGGCCTCAGAATGGGATATAGCTATATTCCTACCAACTGAAAACTTTGCTAAGAAAAAGAAATCATTTGTTTGGAAAGAATCAAGGAGTAAGTGGTAATGTCTTTACCGGTTGGCATAGATGCCTTAAAATCTACAATAGGAAAACGTGGGGGTTTAGCTAGAGCTAATCGCTTTGCTATATATATTACTCACCCTAATATGAAGAGCCCATTGGGTCCAGGTCTATTCAACGCTGATATTGGATCGTTGGTATCAAACGTAGCTGGCACACTACTATCTGGTGGAGCCGTCGATCCAATGGCGTTTATCAACGATCCAAGAGATATGTTTTTATTATGTGAGAGTGTACAACTTCCTGGTAAGAGAATTGCCACTATGGAATCGTTTGTTACTCACAAGGCCATTAAAAAACCTTATTCATACTTAGTTGATGAAGTTACTTTTACATTTATACTAACTAACGATTACTATGCTAAAAAGTATTTTGATTCGTGGCAAGCGTTAGTGGTTAATCAAGATTCACTTAAACTGAATTATAAAAGTGACTACGTAACCGACATAACATTACAACAGTTGACAGCATCTAACGACATTATACCAGCTTATAGTGTTAAACTGAAGAATGCATTCCCTATAGCAGTCAACGCTATTGAATTATCGAACTCAGTAGAGAATAGTCTCTTACAGTGTTCAGTAACAATATCATTTGATGATTGGGAAGAAATAGGATTACTAGATGGGTTTACCGATTTAGTATCTAAAGGAAGAGACATATTTGATGCAACAGTGGGACAAGTAAAAAGTTTATTTTAAATTATATTATAACGGAGATATATTATGAATACATTACCAACATTATCTGTACCAAAGTACAGTATGAATATACCATCAACTAAAGAAATTATTAGTTACAGACCATATTTAGTGAGAGAAGAGAAGATTCTTATGATTGCGTTAGAATCAGAGGATGGTCAATCAATTGAAAGTGCTATTGTAGACATACTATCTACATGTATCGATTACAAGGGAGATGTCAACGATCTAACGTCATATGATATTGAATACTTGTTCTTACAATTGAGAAGTGTAAGTGTTGGAGAGAGTATCGATATACTGAGAAGGTGTGTTGAGTGTGATCATGCTAATGAGGTAAAGCTTGATATTAATAAAGCTAAGGTGATTTTCGAAGATCAAGATGACGTTATTAAGTTGTCTGATGATTTGGCATTGGAGCTGAAGTATCCTTCAATAAACTCTAAACTTACATTTGATGATTCAGAGAGTGATACAGAAGTTCTGATTAGAAGTGCTGCTAATGTATTGACTACAATATATCACGGTGAAGATGTTTATGATGCTCGTGATGTTTCTCTGCAAGAACGTCAAGAGTTTATTGAAGGCTTGAGTAATAACCAGTTTGAACAAGTGATAGATTACTTATTGAATGCTCCGTATGTATATTATGAAGATGTGTTTACATGTACTAAATGTGGACATAAAGAGGAATTTAGTTATACAGGATTAATAGATTTTTTTATTTAGCTCTTTCACATGAATCGTTGGAGTCCTATTATAGGATGAACTTTTCGTTGATGGAGGAGCACAAATATAGTTTAACTGAACTAGACAACATGATCCCATGGGAACGTGAAATCTATACAAGTTTACTAATTAAGCAGATCAACGAGGATATAGAACATGCCAACAAGCAAGGGTAGTAACGGTCAAAAGAAGGGTAACGGTGGTGCAGGCCTAAAGGCTAGAGAACAGCAGAGTCAGATGCAGGCTACTGCAGATAAGTCAAAAGGCGTTCTGGAGAACATCGAAAAGGAGTTCCTAGAACTTAAAAAAGTCCTAGGTGACCTTAATAAGAACGTAGCTACCCTAAGAAATGTCGAAATTCTCCAACTAGCTGGTGACTATACAAGTCGTAAAGAAACCTTAGCAGAAACAAAAAAAGGTCTTAAAGCTGACAGATCTACGTCCAGACACGCTGTAGAATCTAATGCAAGAAGTGAAGCAGGGTTAAGATCCATCCGAACTGTTATAGTCGATATGCACAACTCAATAGTGAATGCTTCTGAGTTCGAACGAAGTGAACGTCATAGAATAGCATCTAAAGAGCAGAACGAATCGATTAAGAAGCACAGAACCATTGGTTGGAACCAGATGACGATGTTGCAAGAGTTTGGTATTTCTAGTGTATCAGGCTTGGACAGAACCAAGAAGTATAAGAATAAAAAAACAGGCGAGGAGCTTGATAGAAAACAACTACTGGCCATGTGGGATAGAATACCTACTGAGAAAGGTGGTGAAAGAGATCTTGGTTCTGTATCTAAGGCTTTTGAAAATCCGAATGACCCAAGAAACCGTCAACTGAATGCTGACTTAGAGAAGTACCTCAGGGTCATAGCTGCCAATGACAATCCTGGAATGCCCATGGTCGATCGATTCAAGATGGTCCGCAGCAATATGGAAGCACAGTCTCCAGAGAAAAAAGCTAGACAGATATTAGACTTCAATAGGGATAATCACGTTGAAATAATAAGTCATAACAAAGCTATGCTGGGTGTTGGATCATCTAGCAATGATGCTATGTCTAAGATATTGGGGGTTAATACTAGCATTCTAAATCTACTAAAAGGTAATGTGTTGTCTGATAAAGAAACCACTAGAGAGAAGCGCAATGCCATAACCAGTCCTAAGTTTAGAAATCTTGGTAGAAGGGGACGATTTGGTTTAAGGGAGAAAGACAAACCAACAGATAGTGACGGAAGTGTATTTGGATATATTGCAGCAGCAACTGCCGTTCCTGTTGTTGCAAAAGTAGTTAAAAAAGTTGTTGATAAACGCAAGGTAAAGAAACTTGCTAATAAGAGCATAAAAACACAACAAAGAATAAATAAGAATGTTAATGTCAAGGCTCAGAACATTCAAGCTCAGACAGATGTTAAGAAGAATACAACTAGAACTAGGGGCGTAAAAAAACCTGTTACAGTTAAATCCAGTGTACCTAAGGTAACTAAATCTACTAGCTGGACTCGTAATAAAATAAAGCAATTTGTAAAGGGCTTGAAACCAGGTAATCTTGCATTGATAAAGAACATTGTTAAGTTTAGAGACTTAGGTAAACTAAAAGCGTTGTTCTTAGCTGGCGGTCCAATTGGAATTGCTATAATGGGAGTGATGTGGTACGTTGAAGCTCAAGCTTTCGATTATCTTGAAGAGATATTGATGGAAGTTGATAAAGAACAAGCAGCTAAAATTACACTACCTAAAAATGCTAGTATGGATCCAAGTGAAGGCTTATTGGTAATGGTTAAAGATAAAGCTGGCAATCTGGTTCCTTTACAGCCAGCTAGTCATAACAAAAACCAACTTGATGCACTGACTAATGCTACTACCTTACAGAAAACAGCTGTGCAACCTAGTACAGATGGGCCAGCAGCTGCTGGTGGAGCAGGACATGCAGTAGTGAACTCTGGAAACACTAGTAATTCTGGTAATAATGTTACTGTGCACAACTATGGTATAGATTATACAGCAGGATATATGAACTCAGAGAAAGCTTTCAACGATCCTCTAATATACCCTAAACCTCTAGCTCCAGGATACTAAAAAACCCCCAATTAAGGGGGTTCCTAAACAATCACTTCAGATTATGTTATGATTCCATTGCTAACTTTTTAAAGTAGCTCATAGTGTCATCGCTATCTGTTGATGTAGCTGCTACAGGAGCTGCTACTGGTTCATTAGAGATAGTATCATCTAAATCCACCTGCTCTGCAGTAGAAGTAACTTGACCACCTTCACCCAATACACGTGTAAGCTTTAAGTTGAGCTCATCATATGATTTGAATGCACTTGGATCGGTAAACTCTTTAAGAGAGTGTTCAGCGTTATAGATAGCTTCCAACTTGTCGTCTTCAGCTAATGCTTCTACAGCACCAAACTCAGATCTATCATAGTTTCTGTATCCAGCAACCTTAGCGATCTTCAATTTGAAGTTAGCACCTTTCCATAAGTCAAATGGATTAACTGGAGTCTCGTCCGCATATTGTGGTTGCATAGAGTCCATAATCTTATCAAAGATCTTCTTACCATATTCATATAAGAAAGTCTTACCATTATTCTCTGGGTTCTCTGGATCTGAAACGATATAGATGTTTGAACAGTAATGTAAACGTCTCTTTTGCTTACGTGCGGTATCCTTTCCTTCATTTGTTCCGTTGTTCCACAACTTAGAGTTAAGTTCTGAAACTGGATCATCCTTACCAACGGTGGTAAGAGACTTCTCTACGTACCATTGACCTGTTGGACCCTGAAAGAAGTGGTCCCAATATTTAGCCCAAG